CCTCGCGTCAACCATTTATCGGTGAGGCCGATTATTTCGATGGGCAATTCTTCGCGACCGCAAGGTCGTGCGCGAAGATCTGGCGCTTCGTGTCGAGCGTGTCAGCAGAGCTTACGGTGATCGGCCTGACCCACTTGCACTCCGTGTCAACGATCTTCGTAACGGTCACCGTCTGCGGCCGCGCCGGCGGGACGGTCGTCGCGCACCCAGTGATTGCCACTGCGCAGCAGATAATCATGGCCCGCATGCTCACTCCTTCCGTAGTCCGCCGATGGCGGCAAGTTGGGCGTCGATGTCTTCTCGGGCTGCAGCCGCAGCCGTCTGATCAGCCTTCGCGCGATTGACGACGGCCTGTTCGCCGGCAGCAGACGCTGCAGCATTGCCCTGATCGACTTCGCTTTGCTTCTGAGCGACGACGCGCGCGGCCTGCGCCTTCGCGGCGTCAGCCTCGGCCGTTGCCGTCTTCGCCTGTTGGTGACGAAAGGTGCCAAAGACGACGCCGCCCACCAGGCCGAGCGCGCCCACAATCCACGGTCCGAGTTTCAAGAGCAGTTCAATCACTTGCCGTCCCTCATCATGTTGGCGAGCCGCAGAGCGCGACCCGGCTTCGCGGCCGTGCCGATGCCGACGTGCTCGCGGGCCCATTTTGAATCGAGCATCTCGACAGCCGCCCGGGTGTAGTCGCGCGTGCGCGCCGCGGCGGTCATCTTGGCGAAGCCGAGCAACCGGCCGATCCCCATGTTGAAACACATGTTGCAGATGACGCGCTGCCGCACGGCATCGAGAGCACGCCACCACGGCAGGCTCCGGTCGAGGTCTTCATACACGTCATCGAGATCTTCCGAAAGCAGCTGGTCGACCTGCATATCGGTCAGCGGATAGTTCCATCCGGCCGGGATCGGCTTCGCGCGCAGGTTGTGCCCGACGCCGACGGTAGGAATCCCCTTCGAGTCGAGGTACGGCAGATAGCGCACGCCCTCGTCTCGCCGCAGTTCGTCGACGAGCACCATCTCGTTATTTGGCGTCATCGTCGCCTTCCTTCGGCACTCGGTGCACCGATGTGTAGCGGATCGCGATGAACGTCAAGCCGAACAGCGTGTAGGCGATCCACTGCTGAACGTTCTGCGGAATGACGGCCTTCAGCTCGGGCGGCATGCCGCCCCACGCTTGCGAGATCAGCGGGCCCGCGCCGGCGAGCGCGGTGAACGCGGCGCCGGCGATGACCGTGCCGCGCTTGTGCAGCCGCTGCCAGTTGTCGGCGAGCGAGAGCCGCAGATTCGTGAATGGAATCAGCTTCATGTGTTTCTCCAATGGACACGCTTGACGAGACGCCGCGCACGCGGCGCGTCACAGATAACTTGCGAAATGTCTAGGGGCGGCGGTTGCCCGCCCAGGGTTGTGGCGGCACGGCGGCGGTGCCGCGCGTCGCGGTGTCCAGCTTCTTCTCAACGGCCTTCGCCGCACTCGCCGCCTCGTCGACCTTCTTCGCGGTGGCGTCTTGCTTCACAGCCGCCTCGTTCGCTTTCACGGCTGCAACCTGGGCGGCCTGCAGGATCTGTCGGCTGCGCGCGTCGCTCGCGGACTGCTGGCGGCGAAGATCGGCGACCAAATCGAGCAGCGTGCTGTTCTGCTGCGTGAGCAGCGCGACGCGCTTGTCACGTTCGAGGCCCAGCGCGCGGATGCCGGCTAGCTGTGCGTCATACTCGCGCGTGCACGAGGCGCGTTCTTCCTGACGAACTTTCGGGAAGCGCTCGATATACGCTTTGCGCTCGACCTGCCAACGATCGCGCTCTACTGACATACTCCATTGACCGACGAAGTAGCCAGTTGCGAGCACGCCGGCCATGCCGCCGGCCACCGCTCCGCCGAAGATCCACCAGCGCCAATCACTTGCCCTCGACATCAGCAGCCCTCCGATTTCCGATCGACGCCTCGAGGCGCTCGACCCGTGTTTTAAGTTCGTGGACTTCGGCCTCCGCACGCTGAGCGCGACGATCTGACTCTTCGGCGCGCCGCTCGGCGGACCTCATCAGTTCCTCGGCGCGATCAGCGCGCTGCACGGCTAAAAGCTCGCGCGCCTCGGCGCGCCCCGCTCTTTCCTCCGCCAACGTAGCGAGGCGTTCGAACCTCGCAATCGCCTCGACCTGTCCGTCTGAGTCCGCCTTCGTGATGCGCGCTTCGCCCTCGCTTTCCGCCTGCCGGCGCCGGTCGATCTGACGCCACATCCGGCCTCCGACCCAAAAAGTGCCCACGCTTCCGAGTGCGGTCGCAATCGACTTGACGCCCTCGTTCCAGAATTCCGACATCTGGTTTTTCCTCGTACTTTCGCCGTGCGGCCGGGCATAAAAAAGCCGCCCCGGAGGCAGCCATTAACGATGCTTTTTAAAGTGCATCGGCAGGAGCGATATACTCCGAAACTTATGAATAAATCGGCAACGCGCTAGAAGGATTGAAAAAATGAGAGACGACGTCGGCAACAGTGGCGAACGAATGGTCGCCGGAACGAACGACTGGGGCTTCTACGCTCACCTGTCGATCTACGAGTTTTTCTCTCAATATGTAAGGGGGAAAGACATACTGGAAATCGGTAGCGGCACGGGGTATGGAGCAAACTATCTGTCCAGCCACGCCAAAAGCATCGTTTCACTGGACGTCGATACAACAGCTAACGCTTTTTGTCGCGAGCATTCAGTTTCCAGTGCGATTGATTTCCGCCTTCATGACCTTTCCGAAGCGCCATTGCCGCACCGCTTCGAAATGCTCGTGAGTTCAAACGCGATGGAGCACATTCCCGCGATCGATTCCTTGTTGCTCAACGCCACCAAGGTTCTCGAAACCGGCGGGAAATTCTTGATTGCCGTGCCGCCCGTTACCAGCCCCGGTGCGTATGTCGGCAACTTTCGAAACGTCTTTCACATCAACAATCTAACGCCGCTGAACTGGTACACAAAGCTGTCACGGTACTTCACCCGAGTGCAATGCTTCCGGCATTGGGTTTCACCGGAATTTGAAGGCGAAGACCGCATGCCGATCGGCATGTCGCTGCCGGCAGATCAAACCGTCATTCGTGAACGTGACTTCGTTTTTCAAGAGATGTCGGCGGAAGCGTTGAATACTGAGGATTACTGCGTCACCGCGGTATTCATTGTGAGCGGTATCCGCGATCAGGTCTTGCCCCCGTCTCTAGGCGAAGAACTCCCTCGTGACTGGCACATCGGCAAACTATGCGCACGCGTCATGCAGGAGGAAGTAGCCAGACAAGCAGAAGTCACGAACTGGTATCGGGCCGAGGTAGCGCGATTGAAAGCGCAGCTTGAAACCGAAGCAGCCTACTACAAGGGCGAGATTCAACGCATCGAAACGTACACCAAAACGCAGGTCGCTGAAGTAATACGTCTGGCTGCTGAGCTGCACGCAGCGAAACAGCAGCGTGAAGACCAGCAGACCTGATGGCGGACTACCCTGGTTGTTTCGGCCAAGACACAGTCGTGGCCATCAGGTCGAGGCGATTCAACGCCACTCGATACTGCTTCCACTGCTTCAAAAGCGACGCATCTTCATCGGTCGCCTCGCCGAGATCCACCGCATCTTGACGTGGCGCGATCGACAAGGCTGCCTGCGCGAGCATCGCGTCGCGCATCGCCGTATTCGTCGACAAGACTTCTTCAGCCGAAGGTGGTGGCGGCACGTATTCAGAGAACGTTGCGCCGTCATACGCCATGCCGACGACGGGGCGTGGAGAGAGGTCGGAAATATCGACAAGTGTCTGTACGAACTCGGGGGTAAATCTTTGCGCGATCGGAACTTCGTCGCCGGCTTGGTAAGCGCCGTCAGCGGCGCTCTCTTCGTAGGCGAGTGGCAGAATAATTTCCACCGCACGCCCTTGTTCAATGCGCATATACGTTTTCATCAGGCATATTCCTCTACGATCACGATTCCAGCTCCACCGACGCCGCCGCCGAGGGCAGTAGTATTTCCGGTCGCGGTGTTCGCCCCGCCACCTCCGGCTCCCGGCGTGCTCGCACTTACGCCGGAGCTTGACCCAGCGACACCAGTAGCCCCTCCGCCGAATGCTGACGGTGCGCCAGTTCCTCCAATTGAGTTAGCTGACTGAAACGTTACGGCCGGCCCACCAGGTGCTCCTGTGCCAGCAATGACGTTACCGCCTGTCCCTGTGCCACCAGAGCCGCCGGCAATCGTCGCGGACGCGGCGGCGTTGCTGACGCCCCCACCGCTCCCGCCCGTCGCGGTTAGAAGAGATCCGAAGGACGAACTACCTCCAGTTCCTCCCGACGCGGCGGAGACACTTGCACCCCCAGCCCCAACGGTAACAGCCTGCGACGTTCCGAACCCAGACGTCAACGACGATTCAGCGTAACCGCCTGCACCGCCACCTCCACCACCGCCGAAGTTACTCGAAGACGCAGCAGTGCAACCCCCGCCCCCACCGCCGCCGGCCTGCACACGGATGCGAACTCGAGTAGTAGCAGTCAAGAATGTATGCGTTGTTGCACCCGTAGTCGTTGCAGTCGCGCCATCGACTGAAACGACTTGATTGCTCCCAGAACGGGTATAGACTGCGGTCCGCAGAAGGCGCCCCTTGAACGACTTCGATAGCTGCGTGCGGTCCGATGGGTTCAGCGATTGGCCCGACAGTTCGACTGCGTTCGCAATCTCTTCCTGCACGTGGTCGAACCACACGTCTTCGAGATCGGTAGCCGGGATACCGCTGACGGCATTACCGTTTGTGAAGCCGTCTTTGCCCGCGCCGAACTTATCGACGACGCGTGTTGCTGTTGAAATTCGGCGCATTAGGCCTCTCCGTATCCGATGTAAAGAATGGTGTGTGCGGGCTTGTACTTCGCGAGAATGCAGCCTAGCCCCGGATCGCCAAAGCGCGTCAGCGGCTCATTGACGCGGCTGGTTGCCTTGAACCGAACTGCGGTGGACGTCGCCGGCACGCTCACACGCCATGCGTAGCGCCAACCGCCTTGATTGAGCGCCGCGTTGCATTTGCTGCTGGCGCGAAAAGGTCGGAACTCGGTGATCGTCGCGCCCGGATAGCCGAGCGCGGTAATGAAGTCGATGAAGAACTGCCGCGACTGGCCGCCCTCGAACGCGATTTTCTGCAGAAGGCGCCCGCGG